GCAAGGCCCTCAAGGCCATCGTCAAGGAACGCATTGAACTGACGCCCGCGCGGGCCGAAAAGCGCCTCAAGGATGTCTGCTCTGCGGCTTTTGTCCTCCAGCCCGGCAAGGGCCTCCATCATCCCGTTGAACAGGTCTGCGGGGTTGTCGAAATTCGCAGGGTCAAACGCGTTGCCCATCGCGTCGGTCATGCCGCTCCAATCAATACCGGCAGCAACCTCGTCCATTTTGTCCCAGCCGCGGGATACAAGATCCATCGTTGCGCCACTCTGGCCCAGCACGTACTCCCACACCTGATAGTCGTGCGTGCTCATCTGCAACGCTTTCGAGGTTTTGTCTACCGTGTCCGCATAATTCGCAGACGTGTGGATGGCGTTGCGAAACGCGGTGGTGATCCCGCCGATGGCGGCGATAATCCCGGCGGCTTTCAGTTTGCGCTCAAGCCCGTCCACCATATCGCCGAAGCTGGTGCCGAAACTGCCGGATGCTTCGCTTGCTTCTCCAACGGCATCCGTAAAATCCGACGTATCAGCCGTAATGTTTCCGTGCGCGTCAAGGCTCAGAAGGTCGTGGGTTGCCTGCGCAGAATCTGCGTCATCGCTGTAATCGTCATCCCCCGTGATCGTGCCGCTCGCATCCAGCACCGCGGTTGCCGCGTCCGATATGTCATCGGCAAGTGCGTCCGCAAACTCGTCATCGGTCAGCCCGATGGAACCATCTGCGTCCGGGTCAAACGTGCTCGCGGAGGTTTCGTCAGCCGACATTGCCGCCGCAAATGCGTCATCGCCCAGTGCGATGTCCCCGGACGGTTCTGGGCTGAACGTGCTTGCCGCTGTCTCATCGTCCGACATCGCCGTGGAGAACTGGTCTTCCGTCAGGCCGATGGAGCCCTCCGCGCCTGGCTCAAAATCGCCAGCGGCGGTCTCGTCGGCTTCCATCGCGGCGGCATAATGGTCTGTACCAACGTCAATGTCATCCGATGCGTCCGGCGCAAACTCAGACGCCTTCTGCGTTGCGGCATCCAGCGCGGCGGAGTAGTGGTCTGTGCCCGCGTCGATATCGTCCTTGGCGTTCGGGTCGAACTGTTCGCCCTTGCGGGTCGCCGCGTCAATCGCGCCGGAGTAGTGGTCTACCGCCGAGATCGTGCCCGTGGCGTTGCCGTGAAAGTTTCTCGCCGCGTTCTGCGCCTGATTCAGACCCTGTGTATAATGGTCAGTCGCCGTCAGCGTGCCCTTCGCGTCCAGTTTGGCTTTTTTGCCGTCCTTCTCCGCGTTCTTGAGGGCCTTTTCATAGTCCTTGCTGTCCAGCGTCAGCTTGGCAAGCAGAGTAAACAAGTCCATGTGTCATCACCCCAACTTTTGCAGGATGTCCGCAACAATCTGCTTTGCGGGCTTTGGCTTTGTCGGCGGCTTGTATACCCTCTCCGCAACCTCGGACGGAGCGTCAACGCCCTTGTAATACCGCTTGACAAGCAGATACGTCATTTCCGCCTGATAGGTATCCAGCCGCTCCCGCTTGAGCCGCGCCACCAGCAGAAGCCCCAGCGCCCGCACCGACAGCGGCACCGTGCTTTCGGTGAGAGCCAGGATCACCCGCGTTTCGCCGAACGTGCGGACTTGGTAAAAAAAGGCGCGAGCACCTCTTTAAACGCCACCTTTGCATCCTCCAGCAGTTCCATCGCGTTCATCTGCATCGTCTCTTCAATGCTCTTGCCCTCAATGACAGACAAAATCCGGAACGTGTCCTGCCGATGAGCGCCGAACAACAGCGGCATCAATTCAGCATAGGCCCGGAGCAGATAGCGGAACGCGTCCTTCTGCTTCAGCCCCACGCCCTTGCGGGTGCAGTTGACAAAACAGTCCCAGAACGCATCATCATTGACAAGGTTGCCCACAGGCTCCGCGATCTCCGCAAGCGTGGCGGTCATCTCCCAGCCTGTCATCTCCGTCAGTTTCTTCATGCTCTACCTCCACAAAGCAATAGCGGAGCGGAGTACAGCCTCCACTCCGCTGTAGGTTAGTCGTAGTACGAGTTACGGATAGTGTACACGGTGCCGCTATACCCGCCCACATAGATGCGGATGGTCGTCGGCGGCGGTTCGCTCGTGGTGTCCTGATAAGTCTTCGGCGGCGGGGACGGGATATCAATCGCGCCCTCGCTGACAAAGTCAGCCTCAACCTCTACCTCGGCACTCTGATCTTTCGCCGTTGCGTTGACCGTCTGCGCCCCCGTGTCTCTCGGCCAGTTGATCGTGTACTCCGTAACACGCGGATCAAATGCGGGCGTCAGTTCCAGCGACCCTACGCTGATCCCGCGAAGGGTCAGGTCGAGGGGTTGTCGAAGAAGACCACGCGGAACGGCGCATTGTCATAGTCAGCCACATCGGCCTGACGGGCATGGAACTCGAAGGTCATCGTGCCCTCGCCCTTGTCGGTAAACGTGAACGAGAAATCCTGCGTGTTGAACGCGTTGTCCAGCTCGATGAGAACCATGCGGCCATCCGCGATATCGCCGACCCACGCCAGATGGGTGATATAGTCGGTGTCCTTGTCCACGGCCGTGTGGAACGTGATCGTGGTTTTCTTGCCGCTGGTGGTGCTGTCGCCCGTGCCAAGCAGACGTTTGAAGTTGCCGGGGGTCACCTCCAGCAGAGTGCCGGACAGGTAAGCGTCCGCGCTGTCGATGAAATCGGCGCCCTTGAATGCGTAGCGCACGCCGTCCACCTCAGGGGTACGGGTCTCGCGGGTGACGGTAAAAGAACCGCCGCCACGGGTCACACCAAGAATTTTGGTGTCATCCGCAATTGCGGTCTTGATCGCGGTCTTCAGCGCGGCGCTATCAGTGATGGAGGCGTAGTCGAAGCCGACCAGAAAAATGCCGGCATTGAGCTGCAGATTGTCAAATGCCTCGCTCCGAATGGGGGAAGTCATGCCGGGAGCCGCCATAGGAGTCACTCCTTTCAGCCGGGATTACACACCCGGCATCTGATATGCATTGATACTCAGGTTGATGTACGCCGCCCGGATGTCTCCATTAGGCGGCATGGCCTGTACCAGCGGGGTCTCCGGCCAGAGCACCAGCATCCCGCCGTCAAACGGGAGCCGGATACCCTCGCCGATGGCCCCGGCAATCTCATCAGCCTTGCTGAGGCTGTCAAGGTTGCTCGTTTTGTGACGGTAGTACACGATCACGTAAAACGTGTGTTTGCTGCGCCACTCAGGCTGATACAGGGGATAGGTGATGTACGGGAGCACCGCATCATCCGGGACGGTGTTTTCGGCATACGCGGGGATGCCGAAGCCGGAGAAGTAGTTGTACAGCGCCTGCGCCTCTTTGATCACGACGGCACCCACCTTTCGGCTGATACCTGCCCGAACTGGAAGCTTGCCACCTTGGGCGTTTTGCTGTCCGTCACGTTGGACGTGACCCGGAACACCGCGCCGTCATCCAGACGCCTGAACGCATCGTGGTATTCAAGGGGGAGAGACTTGTCAAACGTCACGGTGTATAGTTCGGTCAAGCCGTCCTTTTCGGCGATCTTTGCCTCCAGGGTGTTGTCCTTGACAATCGCCGCTTGAAATGCCGCGCCGTCCCGCCACTCATGCACGAAGCCCCCGATGCCGTCCGGCACAGAGGCTTTGTCCAGCATGACGCAATCGGCCATAAAAGCGTCGATCAGCATTGGAAACTCACCTTCCTCCAGCGGTTCAGCCGACTGCCGAACACATCCCGCCAGTCAGCAGAGCCGGACGAACCGTCAGCCTTGCCAACGGTTGCGCGGGTATAGCTGTAGCCGCCGAAGGACTCAGACGCATACGGGCTTCTGATGACACCGCCGTACTTACCAACCCACTCTGTAATCTCTGCCGCAAGGGCAACGACCTGCGGAGGTATAGACAGGCCGCACACAGCCCCGGTGTAGACTTCATCGGTCAGCCCCGCCCCGGCGGTGTCATCATCATTGGTGAGCCCGTCTGCATGATAGGTGTAGATCCCATCATTGAGGTCTGATCCCGCAATCAGAATCCTCTGTCCCTCCTTGAAACTGACAGAGGGGGACAGCACGCCGTCCGCGATGGTGAAAGTACCCACCTCGCGGGATGAGATGAAGTAGTTGCGAATCTCCTCGCAAATCTCTTGTAGCACGCCGTCCCCCTCCTTTACGATTTCTTTCTGCCTCTGCGTGGTCTCTGAGGATCTTCTTGTGCATCCGTTGGATTTTCCTCAACCATAGCGATGAGCGGTTTAGAGGACGCATTACGCCCGGTTGCGAGCGTGTTGATGCGATCCTCTGAAATCTTGCGCCCGTCGTAAGGGAAAGTCTCTCCGCTTTCGTACAGGTGACCATCGGTCAGGTCGCGGAATCGCTCAATCGCTCTGTACATTCATTAGCCCCCCGAAGTCTCGGTCGCGGTTGCGATGAACAGGCTGTTGGGGTTGTACAGCACCGGGATGAAAAGCGCGGAAGCCTTGGTCCACAGCACGGCGGGGTCCTTCTCGGCCCACTGCGTGATGTACACATAAGGGCTTACGGAGCTGCCGGTGACGTCCAGGAACTGCGCCACATCGGTCTCGGGCGGATCGCCCCACAGGCCGTCGCCGACCTTTCCACCGTTGTTGGTAGAGAAGAAGGTCACCTTGCTCTCCGGGAAATACCGCTTCGAGATCACGTGCGGACGGCCATTGGATGGCGTACCCTCAACGCCATAGGTCAGATCGTTGACGATGATCTCGTTCAGGCCGAACTCCTCAGACAGGTAGGCGCGCAGATCGCTGTTGGAAACCAGCATGCCGACGCCGGTGTTGCCGTTGATGGCCTGCTGGATCGCAGCGTTCTTCCGCAGCTTGTTCAGCATCGCGCGGGAGGTGTAAAAACCGGTCAGGGTCACGCCCGCGGCGAGGGCGGCGGAGACAATGCCCTCCAGCTGCTCGTCCACGGGAGCGGAAGCGCCGGGGCCGAAGTCCAGCGTCAGGCTGGTCTGGGCGGCGGGCACGCCATAATCCACGGTCAGGTCGAGATTGTTCTCCTTGATGGTGACCTTGCCGGTGGCGAGAAGTTCATTCTTCGCGACCTTGGTGCGGGTGACCACCTGATCGGCCAGCCGGATGCCGTCGTTCAGCACGTAGTCATACAGCTCGTCGTTCTGCACGCCGGAGCGCAGCAGGGCGCGCATCCGCTCGGACTGGTTAATCTTGACCTTGATGAGACCCTTCTCGATGTTGTGGGCGTCCACGGGCACACGGAAGGTCTGCTGAGCCTCGGTGTCGAAGC